TCGGCAAGAGGCTTATCCTGGATGGCGAATACGAAGGCAGGAATCTCGTCTTTGTGAAGTATCCGTATCTCTCTTGGCACTTCCTTCGGAAGCGTCAAGCGGTCACAAGGGTTATCCTCAAGCTGACCTGTCTTGATAGCATGGCGGTAGGCAGCGGAGACTACCATCATCGTGTTTTTTATGGATTTCGCACCGAGACCACTTTCGGACATTTGAGCCACGATTTTCTCAAGACGATAAGTTGTACAATCTTTCGCTAAAATCTTGTCTACGGACGGATATATGCGTTCTACGGCTATCTCATAGCCACGGATGGTGGTTGCCTTGCGTCCAAGAGCCTTACAATGCTTTATATAGTCTTCTAATAATTGCTTAACGGTAATATCCGGCAGAGGGTCTTGCTGACACTCTGCCTCAAATTCTACATAGAGCCGTTTCAGGTCTCGCTTATGCTTGCACTCTATTGTCTTGCAAAATCTCCGTCTTCTCTGACCGCTACCTATGTTTACGATAAAACGATATTTATTTTTACCGAGGTCTTGTATCATTTGTTATTCTCCATCAACTTGACGATCCCTAGTAACCTCTGCCGGAAGTCATTGTCTTTGCTTGCTTTTTCCACCAAGGCGTAGAGTTCTGCATCCTCTGATAACTCGTTAGCCACGGTATACAATTCATAATCCATAAAATACCTCGATTGCTCTTCGTTGCCGAGCAGATAATCCATATCTACATTAAAGAAGTCTGCTATCGTATTAAGAGCCTCGATGCTTGGGGAAATGTCTCCTGTCTCATAAGCACCAATCGTAGATTTGGACAAGCCTAACCTTTCGGCGAGTGCAACTTGCGACAAGCCTTTAGATTTCCTTAAATCTTTTAATCGTTCCTTGAAATCCATTGCTGCAACCCCCTTTTCAAGCATATTTTACATTTTCAATGGGAACAATAAAAGAAAAATTTTCATTAAAAGTGGAAATCTCTATTGACACCCACTCCCAATGGGTGTACTATGATGGTGCGTTAAGAACGAAACCACAACAGAAAGGGGGTGCAAGCGTGGAGAACAACTATATAAAGGATAACCTCAAGACTCTGCGAGAACGCAAAGGTCTCACACAGACCGCTGTTGCCAAGGCTTTAGGAGTCGGAATGACAACATATAACGCTTGGGAAAAGGGCGTGAACATCCCAAGAGATGAGATGAAAGTCAAGATCGCAGAGTTTTACGGATTATCGGTTGGATATATTTTTTTTAAACCGATTACCCATTGAGAGTGGGTGAAAGAATGAATAAGTTATACACAGCAAAAGAATTGGCAGAAATTCTCGGAGTTCATCCGCAGACAATATACCGAGCCGGAGAGCGTGGGGAGATTCCTTCCTACAAGGTCGGTAAGAGCGTGAGATTCGAGATGCCAACGGAGAGGACAAAAGAATGTTTGAATACGGAAACAGAGTAGTCATCAACCTTCCTAAAAAGGGAGATGGCATCACAGAGGGCATGAGAGCGTTTCAAGGCAAAGAGGCTACTGTTGAGAGAACGATTTTCCATTCAGGGCAACACGCCTACGAGCTTTACGGAGTCATGTCAGAAAAGGGCAAGCACTACACATTTGAACAAAAATGGCTTGAACCTGCCAAGGAAGGAGCAACGAATGAAACAGACGGAACGGATCATGAAGTACATGGCTGACTACCACAGCATATCCTCATGGGAAGCATTCAGAGACTTGGGCATAACCCGTCTCGCAGCGAGGATTTCCGACCTGGAACGAGAGGGCATACGCTTCAATAGAAAGCAGGAAGCGGTAGTCAACCGCTACGGAGACAAGGTCTACTACACACGCTATTCGATAGCAGAGTAGCTGAAACGGAAAGGAGAGCAAAACAATGAAACCGATAAAAGGAAAAATGACGGTCGAGTTGACGCTTGAGGATGCCAACTACGTCAACGAACTGATCGAGCGAGATAAAGCAAAACCTATGAGAAGCCTCTATTTTCCCATCACAGAACAGACGCTTGATGTCTGTCCTATGTGCGAAAAGGTGCTGAACAAGGCTATGCCGTTCTGCGGAACGTGTGGACAGCGCATCGACTTGGACAACTACGAACTGTAGAAGGGAGCGGAAAGATGAACAAAACAACAATCGGAATCGTGCTGTTACTTATCAGCATTATGTTCGCAGACAGCGAATGTCTGCTCATTCCGTTAACACTTGTAGCGATCAGCATATGGCTGATGAAAGGAGCATTGACCAATGAAGAGAGCAAAAGAGATATGTGACGCAATCGAAGTTCTGCTCGATGCGTGTTGCGAGATAAAAGACCAGGGCAAGTGCAACAGCAGAGAGTGTCCGATGTTCTCACTCTGCTTTGAGGAGAACTCGTTCATCGAAGTAGCAGACCTTCTGCATAGCGAAAAGGTAGAAGAATTTTTAAAGGTAGCAAACCTATAGGAAAGGAGCAAAACAAAGTGATTGAGATCAAAGCAAAGGTCATTGATTTCGTTGACGATGACGGAGCAAACATAGAAATCGAAAACTATATGGAAGGCAAGGGCGAAGAGTTAATGCACGAATCGTTAGCGATCATCAGGGCGTTGATGTCGAGCCTCAAGCAGGAAACACCGCTTCTCCACTTGGCGATCATCAGAGAACTCGCTGCCGATCCGACAATCCTGCGTGGCGAAGAGCAGACAAACGAGCATGAAGAATTCGCCAAGATGATGAGCGAGATGATGAGCAAGCACATTATTGGGAAAGGAGATTTGAATTAATGGGTATCGGAGTTTTGGTTTTAGGACATAGCGGTAGCGGAAAATCCACTTCAATGAGGAACTGCACCGCAGACAGATTCGGGGTCATCAACGTACAAGGCAAACCATTACCGTTCAAGACAGACCTCAAGACATACAACAGCGACAACTACATGGACATTATCGGTGTCCTCAAGGCGAGTAAAGCACCGAGCGTGGTCATAGATGACTCGCAGTACCTTATGAGCCATGAGTTCATGTACAGAGCAAATGAGAAAGGCTATGACAAGTATTCACAGATTGGCACGAACTTCTTTCAGCTTCTTGAGACGATCCGCAAGTTGCCGGATGACCGCATCGTATATCTGATGCACCACATCGAACTCGATGACAGCGGAAGAGAAAAAGCCAAGACAGTTGGCAAGATGGTGGATAACTACATCGTAGTCGAGGGATGCTTCAGCATCGTGCTGAAAGCAATAGCGGATAACAAGGGTTACTACTTCCGCACAAAGACAAACGGAGCAGACCCTGTAAAGACACCGCTCGGAATGTTCAACGAGGAGCAGATAGATAATGACCTCTTGATGGTGGACGATGCCATTAGAGACTTCTACGGAATAGAGATTAAAAAGGAGAAAAAGTAAATGATTAAGAAATTGAGCGATTACGATCAGACAAGCGGATTCGGTCAGAGCGACTTCAAGGCTCTGCCAAAGGGCGGTTATATCTGCCGAATCATCATGGCAGAGGAAAAGACCACAGCACCCGAAAAGGGTAGCAAGCCAATGGTTCACATCGCATTCGATATCACAGAGGGCGAGTATACAGGCTACTTCATGAACCTCTTTCAGAGCAGAAAGAAGAAGTATGCTGATGATCCTACAAAAGAGGTCAAGTATCCATTCGAGGGTCAGGCTTGGATTATGGTCAATGACTACAAAGACCCCAACAAGACTTCAAGGAAATTCAAAGGTTTCTGCACAGCGGTAGAAGAGAGTGGCACAGAGATTTGGGGTCTTGATGGAAGCCTTGACCTCGGAAGACTCAAGGGTGCGGAAGTCGGAGTCATATTCCAGGACGTAGAGAGCGAATATAACGGCAATACATCATGGAGAGCTATTCCTTGGGGATTCAGAAGCATCGAAAGTATCGCTTCCGGCGATTACTTCGTACCTGATGATAAACCGCTTCCTGCCACATACGGAACAGGCTTCAGCGATAATACAGATTCATTCAGCGCAGCAGAGGATGATATTCCCTTCTAATAACGAAGAAACGGAGAGTGAGGACATGGCATCATACAGAAATTTACAAATGTCATTTTGGACGGATGCCAAGATATTGGAAAACTTCTCTGCAATGGAGAAATATATGTACTTGTATCTGCTAACCAATCCTCACACAAGTCTATGCGGATGTTATGAGATCAGTTTCGTGACCGCTGCTTCAGAGACGGCGATAAAGAAAAGCGAGGTCAAAAGGTTGGTCACGAAGCTGATAGAAAAGGGTGTTATCGACTACTCGGAAGAAACAAATGAAGTGCTTTTACTACATTGGCATAAGTACAATTGGACTTCATCCGAAAAGTTAAGAGCGTCACTTGAGAAAATCATCGCTCATGTAAAATGCTTGAAATTCCAACAGTATCTGTATGAATTGCTGAAATGTACCGATAGGGTATCGGTACAGTATCAATACCCTACGGATACATCGGTATCGGTATCGGTATCGGATATTAATAATAATACTTCAATAAATCCTATAGATATTAAGACTATAGATACTAATACCTTAAAAGAAGAATTTGCTGAAGTATGGAAGATATATCCGAGGAAACACGGAAAAGAAAAGGCTCTTGAATACTACATGAGAGATAGAAGAGCCGGAGCGACTTACGAAGAGATAGGCAAGGGCGTTGCTGACTACCGCTCATATGTAGAGGCAGAAGGAATCGAACTTCAGTACATGAAAATGGGAAGCACATTCTTCTCGCAGAAAGCATGGCAAGATGATTGGACTATCAGGAGCAAAAGGAAATTAACCGAACAAGGCAATAGGCGAGAACTGTTCGCAAGGCTTATGAAGGAGCATGAGAATGACTAACAAGGAAACTATAGCGGTGGTGTACAGAGTTATATCTGCATATCCGTTTTATACCAAGCATCTCACGGATGACATGATTGAAGATATGATCCGAGAGTGGCATGAGGGATTAAGAAGCCTGCCGCCTGAAGGAGTGATGGAAGCCGTTACGGAACTCATTTCCGAGCAGAAATGGATGCCATCTCTGTCAGAAGTCATAGGCAAGATACTCGACATCCAATATGGCACAGAACGAGACATTATCCGAGATTTAGATGAGAAGATAATCAGTTCTTCGTCCTGCATCATTTTCGGAGAAGTTACGGAAGAGCAGGAAGAGGGGTACAAGAAGCTGACACCATTTCAGAGACTCATAATCAAGAGTCCATATGAGTTTAATCTATGGCTTACCAAAGACCACGAGTGGAAAGTGGATCGTGTTAAACATATCAAGCGTGAAGTACAGTACGGCAGACACCGTGACTTTCTCAATGGGGTTCAGCAAGAGCAGATAGGCTTCGACATATTCAAGGCATTAGAGGAACGTAAGCATGGGCAAGATCAACAGCAGAGATAAAGGCAAGCGAAATGAATTGCTTCTTGCTCACTTCTTTCAGAAGTTTGGCTTCGATGCAAGAAGAGGGCAACAGTTCTCCGGCATACACGGAGATGCGGATGTTGTAGGAGTTCCGTTTCTGCACCTGGAGTGTAAGGCAGTTCAGAAGCTCAACTTGGATAAAGCAATGGAGCAATCAGTTCGAGATGCAAGAGAGGGCGAAATACCTACAGTAGTGCATCGCAAGGACAGACAAGATTGGAAAATCACGTTAGCACTTGAAGATTTTATGCCAATGTATATGGCATGGCTTAAAGAGAAAGGACAAAACAATGGATAAACACAGAATTGAGCCACCAATGAATCCGAACGCAGAAGAGGACTTCAAGAAAGCGATAGAAGAGTTTGAAAGGTGGCAGCCAACGGTAATCGCACCGAATGAGCAGAAGAATAGAGCCGTGCTTGCGTGGCGAGTCAACGGAGCGTGGCAAGACTTCGTGGGAATACTCCTCACCAACGGTTACGATGTCGAGATCAAACACCTTGCAGACGGTGACCTCTATTCGGTAGAGGAGATAGAAGTCATTTGGGGAGACAGGCTAAAGAGGAGACAGAACAATGGCTAAAAACAGCGAAACAATGACAGCGATAAGAACGTATGTGGAAGAGGATTGTGCAAAGTTCTTCAGCGTACATTCAGACATCAAGGCACTCAAATACCGAGTGAAAGGCGAGAATGCCTATCTGATGATAGCAACACCATACGGCATCAGCAAGTTCTTCGATGTATCGAAACTCACTTGCGAGGGCATATGCAAACTTCTCTGCTCGGTAATGGTGGGCGGTGAACTGAAGAGAGAGATGCGAGACCTTGGAGCGATCCGTGAGATTTCACCGCTCTTCGACTAACTAACGGCAACTTCAGAGGGCAGGGCATACATAACTTAATAAGGATTCCATAATTTTTTTCAACCGCTCTGCTCTCTGCTTGCGAATAAAAGGAGGAATTTATGAAGAAATACGATTGCAGTAAAACGCTCGACTATAAGCACGAACTCAACAGAGTTTGCAAAATGTATGAGCAATGCTATCTTGGTTGTCCTATGCGGATACAGGACAACAGTTGCGTAGGTATTTCAGAAATCACACAAGAGAGTATAGACAGGCTTCAGAAATGGTCTGACGAGAATCCTGAAGAGCCAAAGCTGTCAATGAGAGACAGAGCGTTCCTTGAGGCGTTTGACGGATATTACGGGGGAAGAGTGATACACAAGGACAGCAGAGGCTTTGTGTTTTATGTCTGTGATGGAGTAGTCAGCACTTTGACTAAAGGTATGTTTGAGGATATGGCATCAGACACCGAGATGACATTTGAAGAACTGTTGGAGATGGATACCGAGGAAGAGGAGTAGTGATGGACATAAGAATAGGCAAATTCATTCTACGATCCGATGGCTTCGCATATTGGATAGAGGAAGAGTATGAGGGCGAAGACAGTAAGAAGCGGAAGAAGATGCAGACAAGACGAGTCGCAGGTTACGCTTCGACCCTGGACAACCTCTACAGACAGTTTGTGGAGCATCGGCATAAGGCAAGCGAGGCTACTACAGTAGCGGAACTCATCAAGGAAATGAAAGAGACCGCTGCCGACATCGAAATGATTAGGAAGACCGCTACAAAAGAGCATTTCACCAAGATGAGACGGATTGGAAAACAAGTAAAGGAGATAAATGCAAAATGAACATCTATGAACTGACGGGCGCATACAAGCATCTCGAAACGGCAATAGCACTTAATCCCGGTGACGAGGAATTGAAAGAAGAACTCGCCAAGATCAATGACGATATTGAGACCAAGGCAGAGAACTACGGCAAGATAATCAAGAACCTTGAGGGCGATGTGCTTGGCATCGATGCCGAACTGAAGAGATTGCAGAATGCAAAAGCATCCAAAATGAACACGATCAACCGCATGAAAGAAAACCTCATGACTTCAATGAAGGAAACAGGAAAGACCAAATTCAAGACCGAACTATTCAGTTTCGGAATAGCCAAGAACGGTGGTGTTGCACCACTTGAACTGACGGTAAAGCCGGAAGACCTGCCAAGTGAGTTTCAGAAGGTGACCATCGAAGCAGATAACAAGGCTTTGAGGGAGTACATCCAGGAAACAGGCGATCTATCCTATGCGGTACTTAAAGACCGAGGCGAACACCTAAACATCAAATAGTTCTAAAAGGGAAAGGAGCAAAACAATGACGACGCTTATCAGATTACAGGAAATTTTAGGAATGAGAATTGAGGTTGCGCTGAAAGACGATATGACAGCCGAAGAGAGGGCAATTGAAAATGCGCAGACAGAACTCATCCTTGAAGGCGCAAAGCAGATGATCAACAACGGAGACCTTATTCTTCGCACAGAGAAACTTGCATCACAGAATAAGGCTCTTGAGAAATCTATAGCAATGCAGCTTATCAAGGGGTAGCGGCTATGCGTAAGTACGATTGGGATACAGAGTGGATACTTTCCGGCTTCAATGCCGGAAAGTCATTCAAAGAACTAAACCTTGAATATAACAAATCGCACAATGTGGATATTTCATATGACACGTTCAAGAATTATTGTCGAGCCAATTTAAATCTAAAACGAGTGTTTAAGATGACGCAGGAGCAGGAGCAATTTATTGTTGAGAATTTCGACAAAATGTCCGTAGAACAATTGCGCAAGACATTTAACAAGAAGTTTGCGAGGGAATATAAACCATCTGCGTTTTATTTCAACACGCAAAGGCTTGGCTTACACAAGCACATAGAACATCAATATACCGAGGAAGAGGAAGCGTTCTTGAGAATAAATGCTCCGACAATGTCTCGCAGGGAACTGACACAGAAGTTTAATGAGACCTTTTGTGCAAACATCAAGGAAGACGCAATAGTGATGCGCTGTTGGCAAAAGGGGTATCTTGCACAGCACGATGGAAGGTTTAGCAAAAATCGCATGATGGTTATTCACATTGACGGTGACCTGGCAAACTTTGACAAAAGTAATTTGAGGGAAGTAGACTTCTTGACTTTTACAAAACTCAACAATTGCAGATGGCTCAATGGCAACGAGACGCTAATCGACACGGCGATCATATATTGCAAATTGTTAAATATTTACACAGCGAGGGCAGAACAATGAAAGACCTTAAAGGATGTTTTTCATCCAAGAGTGACGAATGGGCAACACCGCAGGAAGTGTTTGACGAGCTTGATCAGGAATTTCACTTTAACCTCGATCCCTGCGCCACACCTGAAAATGCGAAGTGTGAGAAGTTCTACACCTTACAGGACAACGGCTTGAGCCATTCGTGGGGGGGGTACAGAGTGTTCTGTAATCCACCGTATAGCAAGTTAGCGAAATGGGTAGAAAAGTGCTACCGAGAAGGATGCAAGGACAACACAACGGTAGTGCTTTTTATCCCAAGCAGGACGGACACAAAGTATTTCCATAACTTCATTTATCAAAGAGCGGAAATACGTTTTGTCCGAGGCAGGTTGAAGTTCGGAGACAGCAAGAGTCCTGCGCCGTTTCCAAGTATGATCGTAATTTTTAGAGGAGCATATAGCAAATGAGACAGTATTGCAGGTACTGCGCCTATCTTGTAACAGGCAACGGCATATGGTGTGAAAAGCATCAACGGACATATTCAGAGAAGTATGCCAAGACAATGAATAACTGCGGTGACTTTGAGCTGAATGTGATAGATGCCTTTGGTGAGAACCTTCGAGGCTATCAGCCGAGAGAGCCGAAGCCACAAGTAGACGATAGACAGATAACATTTGAGGAATTGGGGGAAATATGAACGAGGACAACAAAGAATACAAAATCACTTTTGACAATTGTGTCGGGTATTTGGATAGCTTGACAGAAGATGATACAGAGATTGAAGATCGCACCGACTACATCCTTGAGGAAGACAAGGAAACGGTCAACAAATACATCGAGGAGTTACAGAAGCGCATCAGACAGCTTAAATGCGAGATAGCACACCTTCAAGGACAAAACGAAGTATGGGAGAAATCCTGGCGCATATGGAATGGCGAGGAAGGGTAACAATGAAAAGCAAATTCAACAAAGGCAGACAATTGTTATCGGTCGGTGACTTCGAGCAATGCAAATCTCAATGGTACATAGTCTACTATGATGGAATCCATCCGAGGACAAGGCATCGCTCGGTGTTGATCTCGCTTCAGTACAGGACGCTTGCAAACTATATCAGCATAGGCAAAGTGTACGAGGCAATAGAGAAGGGGAAAGAAAATGGCGAAGAAAACTGATGAGCCTGTAGTCACCATTTCTGATCGATGCATCATTTGTCACACGGTATTCATAAAGAAACATCCAAAAGACAACAGATGCATCTGTGAGAAGTGTGCAGACAAGATAGCGGAACTGATAGGAGTGAGAGATGAACGAAAAGAATGACGAGAGATATGAGCCAATAAAAATCGAGATAGAGGTGGGGAAATACAGAGACGCTCTATCAATAGCAGACGGTATTATCCATTGGCTTATGGAGACGAGGAGTACGGATAAATTCATTATGTCCATCGAGGAAGAGTCAGATGCTTACGAAGATATTCGCATGATAGGTGAGGCACTATTGAGCGTGTATAAGTCATATCAACGAGCGGTCGAAATTAGAGAAAAATATCGTAGATGAGGGAGCAAGAGATGAAGAAGATACCAACGGTCTTTGAAAGACAGTATGAGAATCATAAGGTTGTCGGAATATCCGGCACGTTCACAAGCAAGCTGACAGAAACAGCATTCCTCTTCGGGGAAGCGACACTCAAATGGGATGGATCGTGCTGTGCAATCATAGGTGGTGAACTGTACAAGAGATACGATGCCAAGAAGGGCAAGAAGCCACCTGAAGGAGCAATACCTTGTTGTGAGGCAGACCCTGTCACGGGGCATCACCCTCATTGGGTCAAGTGCGATCCGAATAATCCATCAGACAAATGGTTCATAGAAGCGTTTGATAACGAGAACTACCATCACAAAACCGTACTTGCCCATGCACCTGTCAAGCATTGTCGGGCAAGGCTCTATGACGGAACTTACGAAGCGGTGGGTGAACATTTCCAAGGAAATCCGTATGGATTATCGGAAGACAGACTTGTCAGACACGGAGAGGTAATCATTGATTGCGTACCGAGAACCTTCGAGGGTGTCAAGGAATACCTTTCGGAGAACTACATCGAGGGCATTGTCTTTTGGCTTGATGGAGAGCCTGTCGCAAAGATTAAACGGAGCGACTTTGGACTACCTTGGAACACCAAATGAGGAATTAGTCGAGAAAGCAATTAAATCGCCTCTGAACGTAACTGTACGCCATATAGAGGTATATAGAGGGGAGAGCAAGAATGATATGGACACCTTGCGAGAAAAAGAATCCTGACAAGGACGGAACGTACATAGTGACTACGGCAAATGGCAAGATACGTTTTGATCGCTTCGTGGATGGCGAGTGGGCAATGTGCCATCCGCAATGCCGAGGGGCATATAGAGAACACTTGGCTTGGAGCTATCTTCCGAGTCCGTATAAGAAAACATCTGGAATTTAGAAAGGGGAGCAAGCATGAGCAACAGAGAAGAGATTATCGAAAGAAGTGTGAGAGACTACGAAAACAAAGCAAACAGCCTCTATACCAAGGGTTACAACGAGGGGCATCGAGATGGGTGCAGTTTTGCACGAAAAATGGGTATGGCAGACGCTTGGGAACTCATCAAGAGAGTCACCGATATGTGTCTCGAAGATTTCAGCGAGACATTTGACGGAGCAGATTGCCTTGAAGACCTCCGTTATATGGACATAGACGATATAGCCGAGCGAATGAAAGAGTACGAAGATAACTGCGGAGAAGACATCAAAGTCGGTGATGAGGTCATCGACATCAACGGACTCAAAGCCATCGTGACGAATGCCGATACGCATTACCATCTGTTTTATCCGTTAAGTGGCAAGACGTGGAAAGCACCAAAGAGTGCAAGGCTGAAAAAGACAGGCAGGAAGTTCTCGCAACTTGAAATTTATCCACTATGAATCAGAAGTACATTTGGATGTGTGTAGAAGCAGATGAATATGAGTTACCGCTGATCGTAGCTGATAGTGCCAAGGAATTGGCAAGGAAGATGGGATTGTCTGTTGATACAGTTACTGTCGCTGCCTATCGAGGGCATAGCGGTAAGACCACCGGGCGAAAGTTTGTGAAAGTGAGGATAGACGAAGAATGGCAGGAGCAATAGCGATAATCGTAGTGCTTGCGTGGATTGTGCTTTATGAATACGCAACCTGCGTCAAGGATAAGAAACGGGGTGAGGAAGAAGATGACGGAGTACATACCAAAAGGTAGTGACTTAATCAGACGAGAAGATGCGATGCAAGTGGCATTTCTGTATCCGTTCTTCTCTGATGCCCTAATGGAAGAAATTAAAGCCATCCCATCCGCAGACAGACCGCAAGAGTGGATTCCTTGTAGCGAGAGGTAACGCGAA